GGATGTGCAATCACTTACAATCAATTACTCAGATAATCCGTGGTTTCCTGAATCACTTGAAAAAGAACGTGTCCAGGCTAAACAGCAAATGTCCCCTGAAGAGTACGGCCGGATATGGGAGGGCATATCATTCGAGGAAGCTGAAAAATCCGTCATGGTGCGATCAAAGGTTAACGCTGCAATGGAAAGAGACGCGAGCAGGGACGGCGGTATCGTGGTCGGTGCGGACATAGCCAGGTTCGGCAGCGACAAGACCGTTTTCTATAAGCGTGAAGGACTACAGATTATAGACAGCAAGGTAGTAACAAAAACAGACACGCAGACCGTCGCTAAGATGTTATATGAATTTGCGGACGGTGGAAAGATCAACATTGACGATACAGGAATCGGCGGCGGGTGTACTGATAGGCTGAAAGAAATGGGTGCGAATGTTGTCCCGATCAACTTCGGCGGAAAACCGCTTGACAACAAAAAATATCCTGATATTATAAGCGAGATGTGGTTTAACTTATATGGACTTATAGACCAGATTGGACTGCCGAAAGATCATGAATTGAACGCTGAACTTTCAAGCCGGTACTATAAATACACACCAGACGAACGGCGGAAGGTTGAGAGCAAAGAAGAATATAAGAAAAGGACAGGGCGAAGGAGTCCAGACAAGGCAGATGCGATGATATTATGTTTTTATGATAAAAGATCATCTGGATCAGTTAATCAAATTAAAGGGTGGTGATCGAATTGCCAGTTAATACAAGATGTAATGAATATAACAACAATGTAAATATATGGACGCGCACGCGGGACGGCATCTTCGGACAGGACGTTATAAAAGAAAAGTCAATTGAATATCTGCCGATGTTGAACGGTCAGAGCCCTGAAGGGTATGCCGGATATTTGAAGCGGGCGTCATACGTTAACTTTTCCAGCCGGACGATGAACGCGAGCCTCGGGCAGTTATTCAGGAAAAGCCCGATAGTGAACGACGTCGATGAGGAAATGGTCGAGAATATAAACCTTGCAGGTTCATCGTTTAACTATTTTTTTCGGGATGTCGCTAAGGAAGTAATGATCGTGAATAGGGTCGGCATATTGCTTGATTATTCAGTCGAGCAGGGACGTCCGTATCTCACCGCGTACAGTGCGGAGTCTATAATCAACTGGCGTGTTGAAGTCGTGGACGGAATTGAGAAAATGACAATGGTAATGCTTGAAGGGAAAAAGAATGTTGTTGATAAAAATGATAAGTATTCCGTGAAGGAAACTGATATTTGGAAAGAGCTATATTTAGATGAAGGCGTTTATTATGTTCAGGACTGGATAAAGGGCGATGGCGGCGGTATTGTTCCAGTCAGCGAACCGGTGCAGCCGCTTATAAATGGCAAGGTGTTTAATTATATTCCATTCTACATAATAACTTCATCCGGGATAAATTATAGAATAAGTAATTCCGCAATGGTTGACTTTGTGAACCTTAATCTTGGTCACTATATCAATTCAGCAGACCACGAAAATATGCTACACTGGACAGGTGCAAAGACTGTCATTACACGCGGATGGGGGAACAAGCCTTTTCCCGTGGGCGGTGCGGCAGATTTTCCGGTTGACGGTGGGGCCGAGTTCCTTCAGGCATCGAGCGACAGCGGGTTGAAAGATGAACTCAGACACAAAGAGGAGCAGATGGCCGCAATGGGCAGCCAGATAATCAGCGGGAAGGGCCGGTATGTTGCCAGCGCTGAGACATCGAGAATATCGAGCGAGGGCGAGTATGCCACGCTCGCGGATATTTCAAAGAGCCTTTCTGATAGTGCCTCATTGATAATGTCGGATTTTAACGCATGGGCCGGTAGCTCCGATATGGCTGTTGTTGAATTCAATTCTGACTTCGATACTCAGGAAATACCACAGGGGAAACTTATTGAACTCATGGGAGCGGTGCAGAGTGGCTACATGAGCATGGAGACATTTTTTTATCAGCTCAAGGGATATGAAACATACCCGCAAAACTGGACGCTTGACGATGAGCTGAAGGCGATAGATGAGTCAATGAAAAAGCAGGTTGAGAAAAGGGACATGATGACACCGCCTGAATTGAACATTGAAAAGAATCCGGAAGTTGAATGAACGCCTATACCGGACAGCTTGCAGCGATTGATTACACATCGTCCGAGGTCGAGGCGTTAAATAAAATCATGCTCAAAAATTATGAGTATGCTATGCGAGACATAAACGCACAGATGGAAAAGTTTTATGGAAAATATTTGTCGATCAAGGCCGGTACCGGTAATCCTCAAGACATTTATAATATCGTCATTCAGTACGATCGGCTGAACAAACTCCTCGCGGAAACTCAAAAGACGTATTCTTATTACTACAAGAAAGTTGAGAAAGATATTGTCAACACGTCAAGCCTTGCAATGACCAATATGTATTACCGACAGCAGTATGTCCTTGATTGGTTCACGCCGATTGAAATGAATTTTTCTTTTCTTGACCCGCGCTTGGTTGAATTGTCGGTCACTGGGTCAACCGTATTGTGGAAAGAAATATCAGCCACGGCGAGACTTGAATTGAACCAGATCGTCCCTCAATATGGAACGCTTAAAGACCTTCTCTATAATAATAAAATAAAAGACCTTGCAAAAGTTCAACAAACGATCACGCAGGGTTTTATACAGAGTCAATCTATAAAAGAAATGTCCGGTAACATTACGTCAATCATGAATAATTTTGCATATCAGGCAGAAAGGATCGCACGCACAGAGTCAGCTCGGACGGCTGACATCGGCTCACGCGCTGCATCGATGGACGCAGCGGAACAGGGTGTTGATATACAGAGGCAATGGCACGCATCGAGAGACGGAAAGACGCGGGACTCCCATATCGCTCTTGATGGGCAGCGTGTGGCACTTGATGAGCCTTTTAAATATAAAGGCATGGAGTCTTACGGATTGGGTCAATGGCCTGATATTGCTATGAATATAAACGAGAGGTGTACGATTCTTGACATTGTAGACGGAGAGGATCCACAACTCATGCGCGCGCGTAAAAATCCGACAGACCCGGATGACAAGAAGAACATAGTCATGAATTTTGAAAGCTATGATAAATGGTCAAAGCAAAACGGAATGAAGACAGATAAAAATGGAATGATGATCCGTGATTATAATTATGGTGACTGATATGGCAGCGACAGCAAAACGAAAACTTGTTAATCAAAGTCTGGTAGAGAGAACAAAACGTGAGTTTAAAATAGCCGGTATTATTGAAGCGCAAAAGGTTATTATCGAGGCGTCATTTATTGAACGTCTTAAATATTGCATAAGGGTAATGCGGAGGAAATAATGGAAACTGAATGTACAAAAAAACAAGGTCGAAAAAAACAGGATGACTCTATCGTTGATGTAAAAATGGAATGGAAAGACCCTGCTAATTTTGAGTCTATAAAAAGAATATGCAAAGATCAGGGTGTTGACTGGAAAACTATTCCGGAAAGTGACAGAGCCGGTATTATAAATTTAATTAAAAGAGGGTAAAAAATGAACATTGAAGAAGTCAGGGATTTCTTAAAAGACGAAAAGAACGCTGGAGCGTTCAAAGAGTTGGTCAAAGGTATGGGGTTTGAAAGCAAGGAAGACATCGAGGGATTGAAGAACAATAATCAGGCACTGATAAAAGAAAAGCAGACACTCAAAGCAAAATATGAGGACATGCAAAAAGTACTTGACACCATCGATATTGATGAGTATAATGAATTGAAGAGTAAAAGCTCAAAAACCGGTAAGGAATCGGATGAGCTTACAAAGTATCAAAGAGAACTTAAAAAGGCGATGGACGCCTTAGAGAAAAAAAGCCTTGAATCAAAAAGTATTGAGTCAAGGTACCATAAGAGCCTCATAGAGAGAAATCTTTCAGAGTCTCTTGATGCGGCGGGCTTCGACCCGAAACATAAAGAGATTCTTAAATCCGCTTTTCAGGGAAAGGCCAGAATCGAAGTTGATAACGACATAGAGAAAGTCATTATCGATAACGGCGACGGTTTGGGACTGCCAGCCAACGAATATTTCAAGCAATACGCACAATCTGATTTTGGGAAAACTTATTTGAAGCAGCCGGAGAATAAAGGAGCTGGAGCAAGTGGTTTTCATGGAAGCGGAGGCCCACAGGATGCGAGGTCGAAAATGCTTGAAGCAGAGAACAGATATAAGGCCGCTCAAGCAAGAGGTGATGTCATGGAGGCTAAAGCAGCAGCCGATGAATCATTCTACTGGAAGGAGCAGGCACTTAAAATTAAATAAACAGGAGAATTATCATGGCATTAACAGATAGCGACACCCTCAATTACCGGGGTGCAATGTTTATGTACGGCGCACAGTCTGCCCCGTTCCTCAATGCAATTTCAGGAGCAAGTAAAAGGACACAGACAAGGACTTTCCCTATCGGGAATCAGGTTACACTTTCAGCCGGGTCTCAAGATGTACAGTCAGAGGACACTGCAGCGGCAGCGGGTACTCCGACTACAGTTACGCTCGCGCAAGCGGTTAACGTGTGTCAAATTCAGAAACATGATGTAAGCACCACGTTCGTGAAAGAATCAATCAGCGGTCAATTCTCAGGCGTGAACGCCGACGGATTCGCAAAGGCTCTCACCGGAATCGCATTTCAGAAAAAAATGCAGCTTATGCAAATGGCAAAAAATCTTGAGTATTCATTGCTCCAAGGGTCTTATGTCGCTGAATCATCATCTGCGACTTCGGTTGCGATGAGGGGACTCAAGAACGCGATTACTTCAAACACTGTTGCTGCTGGTTCTAAAAAACTCGCAAAGACTATGATTGAAGAGCTTGTCAGGGAAATGGTCGCCAATGGCTCACCATTCGATTCTTGCGTGATGCTCTGCAATGCTTTTCAAATGCAGATGCTTTCTGACATTTACGGGTACGCTCCGATGGACAGAACTACAGGCGGAGTGGCGATCAATACTTTCCTCGTTCCCGGTGCTGGTGCTATTCGTACTTTGTTCAGCCCGCAGATGCCGACTGATGAAATTTATCTTGTCGAGTCTTCCGTATGTGCTCCGGTGTTCCTGCCGGTTCCGCCGACAGTCGATGGTATTTCTATAGGCGCACCTACAAACATCATGGAGAACGGCATTGATGTCGGTTACTATGCAATCGGAACGACTGCGGCTAAAGTTGGCGGGTTCCTCTATGCTCAACCGGGTTTTGATTACGGCCCTGAAATGTGGCACGGGTCAATAACTGGTCTGGCAACATCAGCATAATATTAACGGCGGGATAATACCCGCCTTATAAATTTACAGGAGAAATACAATGAAATTTGAAGGTTCATCAGCTATATCGAAGGGATTGGGCAACGCCCTTGAAACTATCTCAGAAGTGGGCTCCCTTCCGCTAATCAGAGGTCAATGGTTTTTTGTTGACCCGACATCAGGTGCTAACACATCAGACGGACGGTCAATTGATACTGCGTTCGCCGATCTTTATTATGCAGAAGATAAAGTTGCAGACGGTGACGGGATCGCGCTTCTTTCTTACGGTGCGACCAGTGCGGCGACGACTTCCTATTGTTATCAGAGATTGGTATGGGATAAAAACGGGATAACCGTTGTAGGGATTGCGGCACCTGTTTCAATGGGCGGTCGTGCAAGGGTTGCAAACAAAACAGTTACTACGACAGCGACACTCACTGCGGTGGCCGATACTTCCATATCAAGGGCGGCAGGGTCATTCGTGACAGACGGATGGGTTGCCGGTATGCAGTTTATATCGAACGTTAACGCTGTGGCTATTACAGTTGTTACTGTTTCAGCCTTGATTATGACAGTAACCGGAACACTTACAGTTGGCGAGCATACGTCTATAACAAGCGTACTTCCTACGCTTATAACAATATCAGGGTCTAATAATAGATTTTACAATGTACATTTTTACAATGGCGGGACGAACGCGCTTGAGATCGGAGGCGTGGCGGTATCGGGCGAACGAAACTATTTTGAAAGATGTCATATAGTAGGAGCAGCAGGAGCGGCGACATCGGCAAATAATAACTCTATTACACTTACCGGTTCGGAATGCACTTTCAGAGAGTGTACGATCGGTACAAACAGCTTCGCGCAAGGCAACAACGCGGCGGCTGAGATTATTCTTTCCGGTGCGATTAAGCGGAACAAGTTCATCGACTGTGAGATTGTTGGAATGGTAAGCTCGGGAACAGCACACGGCGCGATTAAGTCGGTATCAACTACAGGCGGTACTGGGACTGTTTTTAAAAACTGTCTTTTCAATTATTCTCTGTCAACTACTACTCCGGCAGCGGCTCACCTGGTGTCTGGAAGTAATGACGAGATCATTCTGATGAATTGCGCGGCTGCACAGGTAACAGCGTGGGGTACTTCAGTTTATGCGAATATGGTCGCTGCGGCTGCGAGTGCTGCGGGCGGACTCATGACATCGGCATAAAAATATGAAACTTTTCGGAGTCGGACAATTAACGGCAAAGAATACAAATAGGGTCGTCCATGATTTCGTGGACGGCCCATTTGAAATAGTCAATCAGGAATTGATTAAATGGGCTCTTGAATGCGGGTTCACCGACGTTGAGCCGGAAATTAAACCGATTGAAGAAAGCACAGAGAAAAGACGCGGGAGGCCGAAAAAATGAGTGAACCAAGAACTACAGAACTTCTGGAAATGTCGAGATCAGGGTCGGAGTTTGTCATTTGTGATTATGATGACGACGTTGACATATCAGGCCCTAAACAATACGCGATTACAACGAGTACAAAGAAAGTATCTTTGAGAATAAAAATAAAATACGCGGCACTTGCCACGATAGTGGTCAATACTGGTCTTGCAATTGGAAGCGGCGGTGGCGCGTTTGTTGGAACTGCTCTTACTTTTACAAAGCGAGATCAGGCGAGTTCTAATGCTCCGGTCGCTACGATTAAAAAAGATTATGTGTTAGGGTCGAGCGGTCAATCAGCGGGGACGGCCATTTATACCGAATTGAATCTTCCATCGCGCGAAACTGAAATACTCTTGAAGCTCAAAGCAAGCACGGTGTACGGACTTGTCATTACAACCATTGCAGATAACAATTATGGCAATGTCATTTTTGAAGTGGATGAAATATGATTGAGTTTGTAGTCGAGACGGGGACAGGGTCGAGTACATCGACAAGCTATTGCACGGTAGCGCAGTTTAAGCAATATTGGGAGAACAAGGGGCAACCGTGTTGTGAGGCCGATGTTACTATCGAGGGCTGGTTAAACCAGGCTACGGAATACATCGATCTTAATTATAACTTTGAGGGTCAACCGTCATTGACTACGCAGTCTCTATCATGGCCGAGGATGGGGTCACTTGACCGGCTTGGTTATTATATCGAGTCAGGGACAATACCGAAAGATGTTATAAACGCGACATGTTATCTTGCGGCACAGTGTAAATCCGGTGTGCTTAATACGGTTGACGAAGGGGTCAGGTCTAAAAGCTATGGCCCTGTATCGGTGACATACTCAAAGACGGGCGGGCGAGAGTTCCCAGTCGCTGACAAGATGCTAAAGAATTTATTGTTATTCGGGAATCAATTACAGAGGGCGAACTAATGGCAGATTATGACGACAACCATATCCCTAAGGAATATAACATTACAATAATATCAGGGAATAATTATACAAGGAATATTCTTTTTACTGATGCGGTCACATCATACACGTTCACGGCTGTTGTCAAGTCAGTGGACGATTCGACAGTAGCAACTTTTTCAACTACAACAAGCGATAAGACTGTTACAATCACGCTGTCAAAAACTCAGACGGCTTTATTATGCGGGAATTATACATGGTATCTTGACAGGACTTTAACGACGGAATCAAGGACGCTTTTATCTGGTACGTTCAAGGTGAAAAAGAAATGAGTATTGATGTAACGGTAACGACCGACCCTATAGAATTAACCATCGTTGAGGATAACACGACAGTTGAAATATCCGATATTGAAACTATATCCCTTACCATAAGCCAGACAGGGCCCGCAGGCCCTCCTGGTATTCCGGGGGGCAATGCGGTCATTTCCGTAAACGGTAAAGATGGCGATGTCGTTCTCGATACTGATGATATATCAGAGGGAACAAAAAAATATAATGTACAATCCGACTGGGACGCCTCATCTGGTCTTGCTGAAATACTGAATAAACCGGAAAGTTCTGATGATATTATTGAAGGTATTACTAATTTATATCATGTAAATGCTGATTGGACCGCTTCTGCTGGTGTCTCAGCGATATTAAATAAACCTTTGTATTTTCCTTCCGCTCCTCCTCCAGAATCAGCTTCCGGAGAAGTCATCTTCGCACATGAAGGGGCTTGGGAGAGTAACGCTAATTTTATTTTTGATATTGCAACAGGAAAGGTACAAGTAAATTCTGCGATAGGAATTGGCGATAACGTTGAGTATCTCCCTAATAATCCTTTAGCCTTGCAAGGAGAAGTTGATTCGTACCTTCAAGTTAATTTAAGAAATACGAGTACGCATGTAGACGCTACTTCTGACTATATAGTAACTGCTGATGATGGTGATGATTCTCATTTTTTTGGTGATTTTGGTATAGCCAATTCACTGTATGCTTCTGAGGTGTGGAGCAATATAGTTCCCCATGATGCCTACTTATATGTGGATGGCGGGAACCTTGTACTTGGAACATTGACAGTAGGGAAGAACTTACAGTTTTTTATATCTGAAACAGATCATGAATCTGTTCCAACAGACACAGTAATGACCATATCGGCTACAGGAGTTGATCTTCGTGCTGATAGTGAGTATTCTATCGATGGTGTCGCTCTTCCTCTTATGTCCGATGTTAGCAGAGTTGAACTTCAAAATATAGAATGTCATGGTGCAGGATTCGTTCTTGCGATGGGAGTAGTTCCAACTGGTGTTGGGATGGGTTTCTATGTATTACCTTATATCTGTTATGTCTCTAATGGTACTAATAGTATTACAAGGGTATATAGAGAAGCTCCGCTTTATGTGGACGCTTTAGGGGACCCGCTTGTTACGCTGTATGATGGATTGAATATCATATGTATCGGAGCAGATAATCAGGTTCATATTTTCAACACTCAACCCGATTTGTCTTTGTATCCACTCCTGGCCGTAATATACACAGCGGGAATGAACACAATTCTTGCGGAACTCGTTAACACTCCAGCGTATTGTGGTGAAATAGCAGAGAGAATGACTGCTTTTGTTAGCGATGCGATACATGCTCTTGTTATATCAGGCTGTGCTTTAGCAGAAGGGGCCACACCATTCACTCTGTCCGCTGCTGCTGGTTATGTGACTATAAACTTACAGAAATATACTTTTGCGCTTACTACAAATTTTTATAAGATGTATTACGATGCCATAATCGGATGGACGATTAATACTGATATGTCCACATGGGATAAGGTTAACCCTGAGTTGTGGAATGATATGACACAATCGTCTTATTCACAACCAGCGGGAACGCCTCTTGCAACGATTCCAACAGGTAAGTGGTCGAAGAGTTTGGTGTATCGTTCTCCTAATGGGATTATGTATCAAGTTTATGCACAATACTATTACGATAATGAGGACGATGCGAAAGCTGCTGCTTTGCCCACCATACCCCCAGGATTTGAAGTCATTTGTATTTTTATTGCCACTATAGTCGCAAAAGAGGATGATACAAGTATTGGTAGTCGAATTCAAGATATTAGACCGTATCTTCCCAGGATTTTTGGTTATGGCGCAGCTTCTTCTGGCGTGTCTCTTTCTCACGCAGCTCTCTTAGGTTTAAGTGCGGACGATCATAAACTATACTACAACGAAACGCGGGGAGACCTTCGATACGCACAACTTGCCGATGGTGTTACCGGCGGTAATAGCCATGACCATTCAGGCGGTGACGGGGCACAAATATCTTATACTACATTGGGATACACGCCGACACTCGGCACTGCTGCTGCTGAAAATGTGGGTTATTTCGCTGTAGCAGCTCATGGTCACGAAGGGTCGGCGATAATTTCTACTGGTGAAATCGGCGGAACAAAGTTTTTACGGGAAGATGGTGACGGTACAAGTTCATGGCAAGCTGTTGCTGTAGCAGATCATGGTCACGAAGGGACGGCAATAGTTTCTACTGGTGAAATCGGCGGAACAAAGTTTCTCCGCGAGGATGGGGACGGTACGAGTTCATGGCAAGCTGTTGCGGTAGCAGATCATGGTCACGAAGGGACGGCAATAGTTTCTACTGGTGAAACTGGTGGCACAAAGTTTCTCCGCGAAGATGGTGACGGTACGAGTTCATGGCAAGCTGTTGCTGTAGCGGCTCATGGCCATGAAGGGTCGGCTATAATTTCTACTGGTGAAACGGGTGGTACAAAGTTTTTACGCGAGGATGGGGATGGAACGAGTTCATGGCAAGCTGTTCCGGCATGGAGTGGAAGTATTGCGGACATAAATCTTGACGGTGGAACTGATATTGGTGCTGCTCTGGCAGATGCGGACCTTATTCTTGTTGACGATGGCGGGGGCGGAACAAACCGTAAAAGCGCAATGAGTCGTGTCAAGACCTACATTGGCGCGGCTACAACTTCCACAAAACTTGATGATTTTGCAACTCCCGATGATAACACTGATCTTAACGCAAATACGACCAATCACGGGTTGGTAGTGAAAGCCGTCGCGCCTGCTGCGAATGTTTTAAACGTAGTCGGTATTGCGAACGCAGAAACAGCATATACAGTTAAATCTCTTTTCGATGCAACGAATCCTCAACCTCCAGGAACGGCTACTCCTGGCACGTCTCTTATAGCTTCTCATAGGGACCATGTTCATGCAACAGATACAACGAAACTTGACGCTGTTCGTGGAAACTGGAAATTATTTCATAGTAACGGAACTGGTGTTTTTTCCGAAATCGCTCTTGGAGCTGCTGGAACCTTTCTAAAGGGAATGGGGGCCAGTGCTGCTCCAGAATTCGCAGCTATTACTGTAAATGGTGTAGCTCCTGTATATAATGTAAAAGATTATGGAGCGATAGGGAATGGTACTGCTGATGATACAACAGCTATTCGTGATGCGCTGACGGCCTCTGCCGGTGATAGGGGTTGTATAATATATTTCCCTTCTGGTGTGTATAAAACTACAGGCACAATTACAGTCAATAGGAACTCGGTTACTTTCATGGGTCCGGGAGCTGGAGCTGCAACTATTTATCCCACAAGTACGAATGTTCCGGTATTTCAATTAACAGCCGGAAATGAGTTTATTACTTTTAGGGACATGGAATTTTTTGCTGGAGCAACTCAAGTAAGTGGAAGTAGTTTCATTTATACCAATGGTGCTCATGATATTTTAATTGATCGCGTCAGTTTTGCTGGTTGGTGGAAAGGGGTTTACATTGGACCAAGTACAACTCCTTCATTGAAGGTCGTTATTAGTAATTCATTATTCAATTCTGGTGTTGCTGATAACGGTGTGGGCATCTTCATGGATAATGGGCTTGGTGGTGATACTTATATAGGTCCCTGGGTTGTTATGTCCCATAATCCAGCCCTTCAACCGCTGGCGGGAATTCAGATACTTTCATCAGGTCATTTTAGCATTGCACATTGCAATATAACAAGTTGTCTATATGGTTTATATTTAGCACCGAAAGTTAGTGCTGATGTTCAATATGGATTTGTACATGAATCGCTTTTTGATTCATGCGCGATATTCGGAGCTTATTTATATGCGCCCAATCAGACACCAGGAAGATTGAGAAGTATAAAATTTACCGGATGCTGGTTTAGCGGGGCCGGACATGGTGTTACGTTATACGGCGCGAGCACTGGAGTTATTGATGATATTAGTTTTACTGATTGCCGGGTATTGAATAATCTCAGTAATGGCATTTGGTATAGATTCGGGACTAATGTTAGAATATCAGGGTGCACGATTACGGGGAATTCACAAACTACGAACAATAGTTATGACGGTATAAATATTCTTGCTGGAATTAGTGATTTTGAAATAATCGGAAATAGAATAGGGATGGCAGGAACAGCGACGAATACACAGAAGTATGCTATTAATGTTGCTTCTGGTGCTTCTGATAGATACCAGATAATGGGAAATGACGTTGGTGGTAATGGGACAGCCCCTTATATAAATGATTTAGGGACGGGAGTTTTTAAAAGTGTTTTCGGAAACAGCGGAATGATCGCTCCTTCCTTAATGCCAGCTTTAACTGCTGCGGAGCAAGTGTTAACAGCTTCTTCTGTAAATCAACTCACAGGAAGTAAGATACAATTGCCTGTTAATGGGTTGGTTATTGGCACTCGTTTTATTTGGCATATTGGTATTAGGAAGCCGACGTTAGCGGGAGTGGCAACGTGGTCTGTGATGGTTCGATTTGGAACAGCGGGAACTACTTCTGATGGGGTTATCGCAACTTTTACGAGTAACACAAACTCAGCACTTGTAGATCAAGCTATGTTGCGTATTGTTTGTGATATTCTTACTCTTGGAGGTTCTGCAACCGCTCGATGTAATGCTCAATATGTTAATAGATTGCAGCAGCTTACGGGTTTGGGGGAAATTGCAGGAGCACCGAACTCAACTGCTACTTTTAACAGCGCGTCAAGTCCAGCGTATATAAGTGTGACGATAACTCCGGGAGCATCCGCAGTAATGAATGTCGTCTGTGATGCTCAAATAGTGTCTCCGGCATGGTAGGATAAATAAATGTTGACAAAGTAGGAAACATTGCTTTTATTATTATGTGAATTAACAGCGATAGGAGTGACTGGTAGTCCGAGTATTACAATTACAAATGCTACGGTCACAGTCGTGGCTAATAAAGGATTTTAATATGATAATGGATTCGTTATTTGCTACAAGCAAGACACTCACTTGTAACATACAAAACAAAGTACAGGCCATTACAAGCGGTGTACTCGGCCCTTTAACGTGGGAGACTGAAAAGACGGTTGATTGTATTTTCTGGAGAGGTGGTATTTCAAACGCTTTGATCTCGGAAAAAATAAAGCCGGATGTATCCGGTGTGATTTTGTTAAGACCATCAGATTTTAAAAAAACAGATATTCAGAAAAATTCTCGAATTGAATTGACATCTGATGGTGAGACGGTAGGGTATTTTTCAGCGTTCTATGCGGATGACATCGGGCAGCAGGGCGAAGTCATAATGCTTCCGGTAAAGGAAATAATATGAAAGCAGAATTTGAGGTTATCAGGAACAAGAACATTGACAAGCTCATGGATATGGCGGATAAAAAATCCGTCCTTTCTCTTGCGATAAAGATTTGCAGTCAGGCGAAGGCACTGGCTCCGGTTGACAAGGGACAATTGAGGAACGCTATAATGTACAAGGGCAACAATGCAAAAGGGGCATTTAATGATCGAAATGGAGAAGAGGCAGATCATGAGATTGAGATCGGCGGGCTCGCGAGTGATAAAGAGATGTGTGTGGGGTTTAATCTTAAGCATGGAATTTATCAAGAATTTGGTACAAGAAAAATGCCCCCTCAACCGTTTCTCCGTCCGGCAGTAGCGTTGTATCAAGGGCAAAATGCCGTCGATATTATAAAGAAAATTCACGATGAAGAAATGCGCGGGCCTTTAAAGGCCGGAATGACACGGGAGACGTTTGTATAATGTTCGGGGCAAGTGAATTATATACCGCGCTGAACGTCGCAGCGATACAGGCGAAAGTTGATCGATATGGTACTGGATACGCGATATTTTCAGATCATTTAATCCCGTCGGATTGTGAAGCGGTCAAGACTGTAAACTTTTACATGGTGTCAAGACTTCCTGAATCTGAAGTTGACATGTACAGTTATTTAATAAACTGCCGAGCGCTTACGATGGGCGAGGCACTTGATATTTCAAAAACTATAATCGATGCAGTCAGTCGAAAGACGTATGATGACTGTTTTATATATATGGTTCCATCAAGGGTAATACCCCCGATGGATGCAACAGACAATTATAACGCCCCGATTGAGGCGATAATAAAATTGAGAGGATAATATGGCACCCCAAACAACTTTAAAAACGTATGTAAGAATACCCGATGGATGTAAAGTCGAGATCAAGGCGTCCGGAGATTTGGTGTATACCGATCTTGGCGTTGTCATGGGCGCGGTTGACGCGGTACTCAACTGGACAGAGACCAGACTCGAATACGCAAACGCGGAACCGGATATCAAGAGAAAAGATATGGTCATTGAGGGCGGGTTTGAACTCGGCAACCTTAACCCTGACAACATTGTTAAATTGAGCAACGGAATGATCACCAGCACACCAGTGGGTGGTAATCCGCATATAGCAATACCGACGCAGACTATAGACGCCGGATGGGCAGACAAAACAAGATATCCGCTTATCATGAAAGGGCCAGCGATAGATAACACGCTGTTAAAAATGGCAACAGCTCCGGCAATTACGACTGTAAAACTTGCCCCTACTGGTGCAGATGAAACATTGACCGCATGGTCTGCAAGTGCAAGCGGTGATTATACTATCGTTGCCGATACTTCGAGTTATTCCGGATGGTCAATTGTGTTTAATAGTGCGAGCATGAGCACAGGGTCCCCAACTACCTTGCCGATAGTTATAACCTATGCGACGAATACTCCGCTTGCTTCGACTGTTCTTAAATGCGGTACGGCTTCCATGACGGCTACTCCTTACGCTCTCAGACTTTCACATACAGACGATACAATCGCGGTTACGGATCAGCTTGATCTTTATTCTGTATTTACTCAATCGGGTGGTATGGTTTTCAACTTTAAGCCGGTAACAGACACGGGCATTGATACAATTCCGGTCAAATTCAAGGCCGAGATTGACCGCACGCTTACTGACATGAACCAGCTTTTCTCATACACGGTAAATTATTAAATATCATTTCCCCGGTCTTAATCGGCCGGGGAATTAAAAGGAATTTATGAGCAAAGAATTAGTCTATCAATTGCCATACAGACAAGACGGCGAAAAGAAAACAATTGAGATCAAAATTGACTTTTTATCCAGGGGGATATCGAGAGATTTTCACGTTCTTAACGAAAAGTCAAGCCTGCTCAAATTGAAATGGGACGAACTCAATGATACCATTACCTTGATATCGGCAGCGAGAACAGAAAAGGCTGACAAGGAACGGATCAGCGGACTTGATGCAAGACGGGATGAGTTGATGAAAGAAATTTTATCATTCGATAAAGAGGATTTTATAAATCAACAGCATGAATTATTGCAGATGATTTTGAAAGATAACGGTATTAAAAATCCTTTGCTTTTATCGTTTGATTTTTGGGAGCGACAGGTTGACACGCAAGATATGATGGAGTTCATCCTTGCGGTAATTTATAAAGACATGGACTTAAAAAAAAAGCATTAAGGACTGACATTAAAAAAGTCCATGAGGACAGATTGTTCGCGGCACTCAATAAATATTATAGGCCGATGACGATCAAAGAATACTGGTATGGATTCGACATTGAAGGACTTAACAACGCGATCAATGTTTCAGGGTTTCCGAAGGAAGTAACGGACTGGATTTTCGAGAGGGACATTAAACCGTTCCAGATTTTTAGATAGGGGGATATGATGCAATCAGAAATAGGTCAACTAATCTATCGTATCCTCGGCGATAACTCCGGGATTAAAAAATCACTCAAGGAAGTTGATTCATCCATCAGCGGGACAGTCTCCGGTGTTAAAAAACTTGGCGTTATGATTGCGGCAGTTTTTGCCGGGAGCGCGATAGTTGATTTCTACAAAAAAACAATAAAGTACGCAAGCGACGCCGAGGAAGAAAACCAAAAGTTCGGCGTTGTCTTTTCTCAAATTCCTGAAAAAGCAAATCAAATGGCGGCGTCAATCGCTTCCGCTTATGGACTTTCAACCACCGAAGCGAAGAGATTTATTTCAACAAATGGAAACGTTTTCGAGTCTCTTGGTCTATCACAGGAGGCTGCCCTCGGATTGAGTACCGAAGTAGTCAAGCTGGGTGTTGACCTTGCGTCATTTACAAACTACGCCGGAGGAACGTCTGGAGCGATTGAGGCAATTTCAAAGGCCCTGATCGGGGAACGCGAGTCTTTAAAATCTCTTGGTATCGCGGTTCTTGATGAAGATTTAAAGAATTTTGCAAACACGCTTGGCAAGAATTATGAAGCATTAACGAAACAGGAAAAGGCCACTCTATCACTTCAATATATTACAAAACTTTCAGCAAATGCGGTCGGTGATTTTGGGAGGTCGTCTGATTCATGGGCGAACGTACAGCGTAGATTAAGCGCGTCCATCGATGAGACCGGCATGACTATTGGAAAAATATTATTGCCTGCCTTGTCTCAGCTTGGCGTTGCTTTTATCAATTCATCAAAAGACGGTGGTGTAATTTTAGATACGGTCAAGAGCGTGACATCTGGTCTTGCTCAACTTATCAGGACAGTGGCGCTTGCTATATCAGCGTTTGATTTATGGACGGCACAAAACCAGCTTAATTCAAAGGCTGATTATGTCGGAATTCAGAATGAAAAATATAAAGCACTCAATAAAGAAATAAAAGATTTCAGCACTTCAACTGGGAGCAGCACTCAGTATACCAAAGAACAACTCAAGGCAATGTCTGCAACAAGTAAAAAGGCCGCTGAACTTGTTGCAAAATATCAATTGATTAACGCCGGAAACAAAGCGCTTGAAAAAGGATATGAAGGTGCTGAAGATAAGGTAAGAAAACTTACCGACGCGACTGATAAAATCGTCAAGAGCATGACAGAAGAAAATGAAATCATTTCTGATAATATTCAGAAAAAAGAACTTGCGAGACAAAAAGAAAGCCTTACGGACGCGCAGATAAAGCAAAATTATGACCGGAAAAAAGCACTTCTTGAGGCGTCTATAATACAAGAGACGGCTGCCGGAAATAAAATAAATCTCATAAAATTAAATGCTCAAAAGTCTATTGATGAAATTGACAATAACAGACTTCTTTCTGTTTCTGAAAAATCAAACGCTGAAATGGCTATTATTAAAAAAGCTGAAGATGAGATTTTTGCATATAAAGTTTCAAAAGTAAACGAGTATGGAACAATAGCAGCAGGAATGGCAAATGGTTTAATGTCTGCGCTCTCCGCGTATTCAGCGCAACAGACAAAAAATGAAATTTATGAAATTGATGCAAGAGAACAGAGAGCACTTGAGGCGGCAGGTCTTGCCGAAGATACTGCTTTACAAAAAGCACAAAAGGAATATGATCTTCTTACCGACCTACAAAAAGCCGATGTCAACAACGAGAAAGTCAGGGCACTCGAAAAAGCCAAGATCATGGCGAAATATGACAAGGAAAGAAAAAAAGCAGAGTACGAAGGCGCATTGACCGCATGGGACATTCAGGTCGCAATGAGTTCTGTCACGGCTGCGCAGAGTATTTTAAATGCGTTTGCGGCTGGGTGGAATTTTGGCGGGCCTATTGGAGCGGCAGCATTTACTGCAATAGCAACGGCCACATCTGCAATTATGATGGCCACTATAATTGATTCAAAGCCTAAGCCTCCTAAGTTTGCAACCGGCGGTATTGTTCCCGGTAATTCACTAAGCGGCGATAGTGTTGCAATCAGCGCGAACTCCCGCGAAATGGTACTCACTCAGGAACAGCAAGCACAATTGTTTGACATGGCAAACGGGAATCAGTCAAGCAACTTTGTTAAAGTTCCATCAATGTCTAAAGAGGATTGGCTTGATTTGATTTTCAGAGCGTCGCAGGATGGACGTTTATTTTTAGATAAAAGGGCGCTGGTATGAAAATATTATATAACAATATAGTCAAGAACGCTCTGATTACGTCGAGGAGTGAAAATCCTTCATACCCGTGGGACGAGGCGTTGAAGGATGATCGTCTTTCAAGGGTTGGCAAGTTCGACACTGAGAGAATACAATGGTTGGAATTTGAATTTGATACGGTTCAAACCGTTGATTATGTCGCAATTTTAAATCACACAATACCTGAAGATTACAATGTGGAAATTTACGGTGCAAATTTAACCATGGAAGGAGATCAAAGTGATGCTGCATATGAGAAAGTTATATATCCGTATGATTTTTATAATGAAATATATAATTTTTATAATTGCATCAAAGAAAATGAAATAATAACGAAAGATTATACGATTGGTTACACGGCAACTCCTGGGTATGTAACAAATGGGACAAAAGACTATAAAT